TAAAGAAAATACCCAGGTTGTAGAAAAAGAGGGCAGAGGCTAAACATCCCATTTAAAAATGGGGTAGAAGTCTCCCAAAGAAGTAAATTAAGTACATGCTACGACATCATAGTTTTACTCACTCTTTTAAACCACAAACCTTAATTAAAATAAACGCAGACAAACCCCTAATGGGAATAAAAGCATTTATCAATGTAATTCAAAACGCAAACGAAAAAAGCAATAAAGCTACCTACACGTAGCACAAACGCTAAAAGTGAAACAAAAATCTTTTCAATTTTACCCGTTTGTTCATATAAAAATAAAATGTATAATTGTAGTTATACAAGTCGCAACTTCTAAGCGAAGGAGAGCTTGCTACTTTATTCAAATAGCCTTCACCTTTTAAGCAAAGAGAAATTAATCTCTTTCAGCCGATTTGGATCTCTTCTTTAATTCATAAACAATTGGGAGATCATCTTCCTCACTCAAATGAGCAAGTAACTTAATCGGCTTACCTTTTTGTGGTTGTTCTTCTGTAGTCCAATCTGAAAGCTTTTCTACAGGAATAATCAATTTACCTTCATCATCACAACAAACCACACTATTACCATCCACTATCTTCACGGATTTGCCAATTTTCTGCTTTTGAGGCATTTCCCTGCTACTGACAGTAGAAGACGACCCTTCCAAGTCGATTTTCTCTTTTCCTTTTTCAAGGTCAAGAGATTGAGCTTTGATAAATCGTTTTAACATTTTAATATCATTATCATCAAAGCTTTGTTTTGCACCAAGAACACCTAATGCTTTAGGATCCAATGGAGCATTATTTTGAATTATGGTAGCATAAAAAGATGTTTCCAAATCACTATATCCAGTACCACCTGGTGCTAATATAAAAGTTAATATTCCAGTTGAACTAGCTTGCGTCAAACCAGCAAACATAAGATCTTCACCAGTACCAGCTTCAACCTGTGTTATAAGGTTGGTGCCATTATTCACAAAAGTAGCACTTGACATACCAGCACCAGCTTCATCAACATGTATCCAATATTGCACTGCTGCATTAGCTGGCATTAACAAAGTATACGAAGTATTCGTACTTGAAGGGACTATAGATCCGGAAGACGCAAAACTCGTATGCAAAGCCGGGAATGGAATCGTTGGAGTCCCATTAGTAGAAGCAAAATAAGCACTACCATATATAGAGCCAACATTAGTCAATTGCGGAGAAATCAACGCAACCTTGTATCTAACATACAATTCTCCAACTTGAGTAGTATTGTTAGCCTGACCTTGAGTAGCTATATAAAAATTTCCTAAATCATAAGTCTTTTGGTCAGTATTAGAAACGCTACCACTACGTATAAATAAATCCTTAGCAAATCTAGATTTCGGTGGCACACGTATAGATATATCCTTCCACGCAACATCAGTAACAGAACCATTAAAAGTCATCATTTGCTGTTTAGTTGTTGGTGGTGGATCTTCAACGTCAGGATCAACAGCCATAGATATAGAACCCGTGACTGACGTTGGTGAAGTTGTAACAAAAAGAAACTCCAAAGAGAGAAAAGTATACAACTCAAATCTATCAGCTATAGCTGACAACCAAGGAAAAGTATTAAACAACCCTGGATTTATTGAATATTGAGTGGTAACAAAAGTTTGACTACCCAATATTGAACTCAAGAATTCAAATTCAGATATTAAAGTTCTTGAATTAGCTCTACGGCCCATACGGACTTGTGTAGAGGTAGCAACAGGTGCAGATGATATTCGCATTGAAGCACCACTCTGCTGCATAGTACTTTTATTATTTCTTTTATTTCTAACGCGCCGTTTAGTTTTCTTCTTAGGCGCAGCACGTTTCCTTTGAGGTGCAGCTCTATTGTTCTTTTTAACATTTTTCTTATTTCGAGCTTGTCCTTCAAAAAATATAGACATAGTTTCACAAGTTTGGTTGTCTTTTTGGTCTTTACATTCCAAACCTGCATAAAAGGCTCCCATTTCCCAGTCAGTTTTATAACTAGATTTGGCGCCCTCCCAATCTTCGGATCCGAATAACATTGGGTCGTATTTGTCCATTAACCAGTCTATATAGCCTTGATAATAATCACGAGCATTATCATCAGACCATGTAATGAGTCGCATTCCACATGCACGTATCAAACTCATAGCAGGATTTGTAGGTTCCTCAGACCAACGTATTGATTCATACGACTTGGCGGGATCAACATGATAAATCACATTACCATACAATTTAGTATTAAAGTCAGCTTGTAAAAAGTGAACTTTAGTTATGTCTTGAAATTCTTTATCTTCAAAATTTAACGTAAGACCTATTTCCTTCATAACTTCAGGTATCACACTGGGTTTATAAAACTCAGCAGCATGATCAGTCATAGCACCAGTATTATCATCACCATACAAGGCCGCCACAACATGAAGTATCAAAGCAACATAAGTCCTATCTTCAACAGGACATAACCTATACCAACAATAAGCTAGAGCGAAAAAGTTTATGATTGTATTATCAACAACGGTATTGGCACTACCGGAAGGATTACCTCCAGGTTTAATAACTAAAGTACCATCAATTAACACCAAAACAGAGTAAGCTATATTCTTATACAAATTAAAAAGCCTATCATAATTCTCTTTGGTTTGATCTTTAACCGGTAAACACATAAATCTAAACCTACACATGAAAAACATAAGATGCACAGCTAGGGAAGAATCCCAATCACCATAATCACCTTCAACCATATTCGGTTTATCAGGTGGAGTCAGCTTCTTATGCAAACGATTCCATCCTCCTTGAAAAGGATTTATACCAACCATACTCCAAGTCTTCATATGGCAGTCAGTAAAATTATCATTAAACTGACCACACAACCGATTTGTTAAAACATTTAAATCAGCAGACTGCGGCGTGAAAATTCGTTGTTTATTTTGCATTAATTTTTCACTTGGTCGGACTTCCTCCTTCAAAGCGGTTCCCGTTAGCCACCATCGATCAGATTCTAACAACCAATCCCAGCCCTGTTCACATTTTTGTTTGAACTGCGGATCAGTAACTAATTCTGCCTTTGTCTTATACATAAATGACCAAGGCGGCCCTGGGGACTTCGACAAATCTAAACGCGCTATAGACTCATCGGTACTTTCAATACCAGATTCCTTAAGGTGTGGATAAAAGTGTTGGATAACACACTGCTCGGCAAAATTCCATGCATCCACATCAAACCCAGTAACCTGCGCCTTACAAAACTTAGCAACATTCTTATAATAAGCTTCTTTGTTAGGCTCGGTTAAACCCCACTGTCCATCAGCTTGAACCCCTTTCTCTACCTCATAAGCAGCATGAGATTGATCGCGTTTTCTGCGATTCTTAAGATGGGTATATTTATCAAGCTTACCAATTTCCTGCAAAAATACCGGATTAACGTATTTCAGATGTAAATTTTGTTTATCATCTTCATATGACGTTGGAATGACTGACCGCCCCGAAACAGAATTAACATAATCATTTAATTTCTCTTTATTTACAGGGGGCGGCAGGAAGTCAGTCACCCATCCGGTAGGAACAGTGGGATTTATTGAAAACCCTGCTGGATGATATTAATCAAACCAGCAGTCATGGGAATAGCCTTATTCACCACATTTGAACCAGCATTATGTATTCCTACAACAGCACCTTCCAGATTTACTAATACACCACCACAGTTACCAACTATCGAAGGACAAGTATGGTAACCATCAGTGTTAATCACTCCATTAGTTACACGAGGAGTTGAATCTGTATGTTTATCATAGGCAATCAAAAACACTTGTTCACCTTGCTTAGGAATAGCAAGAGCAACACGACCAGAAGAGCTATGCTCAACTTTGAAAGAAATTAAGTCATCTTCCAAAAACTTACAATTTTTAACAGAAAGTTTCAATGGAAAGGTAGACGCCATAGCAAAAGCTAATGGATTCTCATTATTTTCAAAGCCATGTTTAGTGGTTATTAAACTATTTCCAAACAGAAATCCATTACAAACAAAGTCATAAGACTGAGAGACCATTTTAAACATACGAGAATGTATACGATCTAAATTCAATCTTTCTTTAACACCCAATAAAGCTTCAGGACTAAAACCACTAGCTAAATCTTGATGGGCTTGTTTCAATTCATTAACATCATCTTTCTTGAGAGCACACTTTGAAACATTAGAATGAGACTTTTTACAATAAGGACATCTGTGAACAACTTGCTTGGGTTCAGTAGGTTTAAAAACCTTCTTTCTACCTTCAGGTGACATACGAGTAACTGTTATAGGAACAGAATTTCCAACTGCAGTACGTCCATTTAACCGAATACGATCTACATTCTGAGGTAAACTATTAATATATTCAGTAAAAGCAACTGAACCCAAAGCAATAGAAGTTCCAGCAACATCAACAAAACTATTTGAATCATAATTATAAACATTAAACGATCCTTTTTGCGTCCGCAAAAATTTCTTTGATTCAGATGTTAAGTCAACTTTTGGTTGATACGATTTACGCACAGTTTCAATATTATTCTTTGTCAACTTACACGCAAACTTCATGGCCACTATAGTAAAAGCAGCTAAACACAAAGTGTGACAAACAGTAATAATCTTTTCTTTATTATTTGCAACTGTAGCAACAAACTTAGCAGTTTTTGTATCATCAATGGCAACAAATTTCCTACTATCATGCAGTACTCTACCACTGAATCGTTCCATCAACCAATTCATACCTAATCTAAAGGGAGAATAATCAAAAATCATTTCATCAATCCCTTGAGGTGTTAAATCAACTTTAACCTCCTCCTGTTTAGGTGGGTCCTTCTTTTTCCAAGTGACCTTCTTTTTAGCCGGTTCTTCTTCCTGAGCCTTAACACCAGCACCAAAATCTTTCTCATCGACATTTGGCACATCCTTGTCAGGCTTAGTAATATAGATCAATGGTTCACCATCAGAATCTTCAGTATAATCATCATCATCATCATCTAATTCTTTCTTACTTTGAGAAACTGAGGTTGAACTGCCTTCGCCAGGTTTTGTTTTAGCTTTCTCACGAACAGCTATAGGAGCATTTCTACAATACTCCTCAATCATCTTGACATATTCATCATAAAACAATCTATCAGGATGTCCAACACCGGCTTTGGCTGTGGGAATATCATCGTCGTAAATAGGAGTCTGAGCAGTCAGTTTAGACAAAACTATAGGCCAATCATGGCAATACTGTCTATACTGATCAGGCGTCATAATAACATCCTTTTCAATACTTGGATCACGAATAATCCAATATTTTACCGGTCGATGTAGTGAAGTTGCAGGCGCCCCCGTAGGATCACAAGCGCCAACCCTCTGTTCATACGAATACCTTGAAAAAGGTGAAACAAATGGTTGTTCATTCGACATGAGAGTTTCGCAAACAGTACAAGTACACCCATAGATATGGCCTAACTTGAAATAATCAGCTGCTTGCGCATACAACTTACACACAAATTTCCACGCATCGTCCATATGAGAAAATGCAAATATTCCTTCTTTAATATGCTTTGGTACAGTACCCTTAAAGGCATAACATGCTATTCCAGCAATACACAAAGCACCATAAATCCAAGAAAAGGTCTTTTCTTTTGTACCTCTAGCTTCTTTACTAAAGCTTATCCCGGAGAAGGAACTTCCTATCACACAAGTAAATAACTTCACACCCAGCGATGCAAATTTAGCATAAGTTTGCCAACGTAACAAATTTAATCCTTGATCAATCTTTGTAGTCAATAAGTTGTGTAAAAACAATCGAGTATTGTTAATCATATACAACATTAAAAACGTGGCTAGCAAAATACAAAATGCAACACTTAATATTAAGATGCAAAGGGATACAGCAACAATCGTATCAGCTGTTGTCTCAAATAACGCATTACATGAGATCGGTAAAGCTAATAAGGCAAATACAATCAATATAAATTTTTGGTTTAAGTTTTGGTTTTTGGTTGTAGCAAAGTAACTCATAGTGAATTTTGGTAATAGGTCGAAGTCCGCCATTTCATTCTACATAGGCCATAATCGAGCATTTATGCAATCGCAAGGGACCACCTCACGAAGGGGGCTCACTGTGTATATAGTTACACAAATACATTGCTTGTTCAAGGCAAATAATCGATGAATACACAGTTTCCAACACAGTATTAAAGTAGTTTACAAGATTTGTTTAAAAATCAAAGAAAACTCCCGCCACTTCTGGGACCAAGTCTAGGTTATCCACTTCTCTAGGTTCAGGACTACCTTATGGAGTACGTTTTACCTCCACTTCGACCCCCCCATAGGTTAGCCGGTTTTCCAGACTAATTCATAATCATAGGAAACCACTCATACCATGGCAAAAAGACCTCAGTAAGCTTTGTTTAACAAATAAGTACACCCCTCAGTCCAACTCCTTTTACAATCAGAAAGTATCCATAAATCGCTACAATAAATGGAGGTCCGGTAAAAGCAGGGACTTACTCATGTACAGTCCGAAATGTTGACAACTATTACAACACACAAAGCGAACGTCCTAGGCCGAAACAGACCAAACTAACGGCCCATTTACCCATAAAAAGATAGTTATACGCTAGCGCCTATTCTCCCGTGGAATTCGTTGCAATTCTCTTAGGAAGAACGAACCGCC